GAGCTGGAGGTGCGCATTGCCCGGCAGATCGTGCGGCTGCCGCTGACCAAGATCTACTATGCTACGGCACAGAACCATTATGTGCGTGTGGTCACGGATGACGGCGAGTGCCGGGCCACGGCAAATTTTGCACAGGTGCAGGAACAGCTTCAGACCCAGCCGGAATTTCTGGTGTGCAACCGCGGCGTGATCATCAACATGTCCAAGGTGCTGCGGTTTGAGGGCGACTGCATTGAAATGCTGGATGGGACCCATCTGCCGGTGCGGCAGAAGGACAAAAACAGCCTGCTTGCCCAATTTACGCAGTACCAGTTCCGTGGTATGCAGCGGGAATTCTGACCCGGAAAGGAGAGCACTTGTGAATTTTGCATTGTTTGGACGTTTTTTTCTGGAATTTGCAATGATGTATCCGGCAGAATACCTCTGCCTTGCCTCGCTGCAGGAGCACTTGCGTGCACCGCGTAAAACCTATGCCATCGGTGCGTCGGCGATCACACTGATGGGTCTGGCTGGCGCAGCGGTGTGCTGCATGCTGGACATGGAAACGAACTTCCTGCTCATCCCGCTGCTCATCATCAGCTTCTGGCTGCTGCGCTGGCGCACCGACCGGGAAGTATCAATCAGCCAGACCATGTTTCTGTTCTCCGTGTCGGCAGTGATGATGTCTGTGTGCACCCTGCTTGCCATTGTGCTGAACGCGGAAGCTGAGCTGGACAATGCACAGCCGGTGTTTCTGCCCAGCACCTCGGTCATCTGCCTGACCCTCTCGGTGATACTCAGCGCCATCTTCCGTTTTACGGCAGTGCGCTGGAGCCGGTGGCTGCTGCAGGAGTACCACGGCGAAGCTTTCTGGGAGTCGGCATGGCCGCTGCCGGCGCTGTACGCGGCGTTTCTGGTGTTCTGTATGCCGAAGGAGATCGGTGTCATCCTGATGAACCGCATCCGCATCATCGCGGTGCTGGCAGTGAGCATCTCGCTGCTGGGCATCTTTCTGCTGCTGTACGAGATGTACCGCGTGGCAAAGGAGTATGCCCGCAGCTCCCAGCTGGACCGCGAAAACCAGCTGCTGGCCGTGGAGTCCCGCCGCTATATGGAGCTGCGCAGCTATCTGGAACAGACCCGCCACCTGCGGCACGATTTCCGCCAGCACCTGCATGTGATCTCCGGCCTGACCGAGGCCGGGCGGCTGGATGAACTGAAAAGCTACCTGAGCCAGTACGAGAGCGAACTCAGCGATGCCAGACCCACCCTGTGCGTCAACGCTGCGGTGGATGCGCTTGCCGGCCACTACGACTACGAGGCCCGGAAACAGGGCATCCAGATCGAATGGAAGCTGGAACTGCCCAAGCTCCTGCCCCTGCCGGAGGCCGACCTGTGCACCATTCTTGGCAACCTGCTGGAAAATGCGCTCCATGCCAGCCAGAAGCTGCCGCCGGAAGAACGGCAGGTCAAGGTGCTGGCCCGGATGCTCAGCCCGGCCATGATGGGCCTGATGGTGGAGAACCGCTACGATGGCGTGCTGAAAAAGCAGGGCGACGTTCTGCACTCTACCAAGCATGACGGACAGGGCATCGGCCTTGTTTCCGTCGAAACTGCCGTGCACAGGTATCACGGCAATCTGACGGTGGAAACGGGCGGCAACGTTTTCCGGGCCAATGTGCTGCTGAACCTGTAAAATATTCCTGCCAAAAGGCACCGGCTTTTTTGCACAAGCCGGTGCCTTTTGATTGCACTTTTCCCGGGAGATCATGATACTTATTTATAAAAGAAAAGGCAGGAGGGGAGCATATGGCAGCAGAAAGCAAAACCGGCTGTTTCTTAAACTTCCCTAAGAAATCTTTATCCGGCCCGGCCCTCCCCCGATGGGAGGGCTTTTTGC